TGTGTGCTAGGGGCTCAACGGTTTTTATGAGCACCTTATAAAAATTCCCTTTTTTGCAAAATATAGAAAAATATATATACTTATTTTTGAGTTTTTTAATGTTTTTTATTTTTTATTTTTAAAAACGCCACTGTGGCTGGACCGCTGATAACCCTCTCAAACTGAGACAACACGGATTAATCCACAAATGACTTTTATTGACCTAGAACTTAAAAATGATACAGAACACCGCCTAACTGCAGCACAAATATTCACATCAAACTTAATGGGCGAATACTCAGGTGGCAGTTCGGTAAGATGCGAAGCATCATATAAGCTCCATGATCTTTATTACTTAATATAAAAGATTTTAGTTACGACTAAGAAAATTACAACGCTGCGAGAACTGTGCCTAAAATACTGGCAAACTGAACTCCCGTAGCTGCAATTTTTCCAAAAATAGTGATGATCTCACCCGCTCGATTTCCATAAGTCTTCATCTTCGCGATCCACTCAGTCCACTGTGCATGAGACGGATTACACGTGACTTGAGGCACCTGTGAGAGTACTGCCATAACAATGGACTCATACTCTGACAACGGGATGCCTGGACACATATAACTGTCTTTCACAGGATTGTAGTTTCTCTCTTGGGTGATGACTTGGAAAACAGAAAAAACACGAGCATGCAAAATGGTATTCGTTGATTCTGTAGGAACACGACCAGCAACTATGATACAATTGTCATCAGCGGCCAAATTGGCTGAATCGATCTGTTTGTATGTATGCCACGACTCATAACTCTTCGGCAACCAGAAAGCGTAAACGCCATCCTTAAGATTACCTTCGTAAGCTCCCATCCTCTTCACAATGTTGGCATAGTCAATCGTGCCTGCTTGTTCAGTTGGATCCAAATTTGCCACAACCCCCGCCACATCACCACCTGAAGTTAATGTAGCGTTACGAAGTTGCAGCAACAATGTCTCTGAGACAAGCACAGCGCCTTTCCAAGTAGGAGATGGCACTGTTGCATCAAAAGCAAATCCATAGCCCATGCCGGGTAACGCAGACCCAGCATCGACTACGGCAGCATTGTGAAAACTCAATGAGATGTTCATGACCTCCACATCAAACGCGCTCGTATTAAACGCCCCAATCCATAGTGACTGATAAGGAGACAAATCCTTAGCACTTACGGCATTCGTGAGGAGATTACTTTGAGCTGTCGAATTCGCTGACAAAATGATCGTGTCAGTACTATCAAACGATGGCACCGGATTCGCCGAACCAAATAATACCACCCGAACCACGTTTGCACCATTAGCAGTTGCAAATAACGTGGACATCAAACGCAAATCGGTTGAAGTCGTAAATGGTGTACCAGTACCCGTCTCCAGGTAAAACGCATCTCCAGCCTTTGTCTGACTTCTCTTAGTCGCAAACACTAAATCACCTGTTGAAGCACTGAAGGGTAATGAATTCGTACGTGTTGGAGCAGAACTATCATTCCCCAATGAATACAAAATCAAAAAACCCTTGCCTGGCAAGTAATTTGGATTAATGCGAATAGAGGCAGACCCACTAGTACCCTTGGCGACAAGAGAGATATTAATAGTAATATCCGGTAAACTTGTGGGGGTGGAGTCTGCAGCGTTCGTGGTGTTTGAAGACACACCTGATACTACAACCTGACCTAGCATTTGTGGTCGAACGAGGATTTGAAAGTCACCGCCTGCAGGAACTTCCAGCTCAAGATCGACAATCGTAGTGAACGTATGCGTATAGTCTGATGCGCCGACGCAGGGGTCAGGTACACCCTGACAACCAGGAGCTATCTTGGACATAAACTCCGGGTTCTGCATCTGCATCACCAAACGTTTAACATACTGTATCACTTCTTTCGCCAACCCTGACGGAGCAGTTGTCCTCACCTTAACATGCTTAACCGATTTTTTAACCTTTGGTGTAAGCTGATCAGTAAGTTGAGTCAATTGCTGTTCCATCTTGCCAATGCGGACATCTTCCTTATGCTCGTACTTAACAATCTGATTCAACTTAGTTGACTCGCTGTTTTTCTTAGCTTTTTGATTCTTGGTCTTCGTCATCGTAAATATATGCAAGTATATATAAAACTTGATATGAAATAAAGCAACCTAAAATAAAAAGGTTGAATAGGGTATACATAAATTACATAAGGGACCGGACCAACGTCACACACTAACGTGGTCCAGAGGAAGACTACCATTACAGGTAGTCAACAAGCAAGCTCTTCCAGACTGGATCACAGGCTACGCTCCTTGCTCTGAGCGCAATCACCTCACCAGCCCAACGGTAGTAGTCGGAACTACACACTCCATACCGTTCCTCGAAAAATCCTGGACAACCCCACTCACCCGAAGTGTAACATGGTACTACATGACCCATCAGATCACTCGATGCTTTTACCTTTCTCGTGTGAATTACTTTAAGCTCTGTCGTGGGTCCCCACACGCTCTCGCTTATAAGCTGATCAAACCATGTCCGCAATGGATATGGCAGGTCAAATACTATCAAAGATTTTGCCACTGCAACCATATGTCTTCGTTGTCCTTCGTACATGCTTATTTGACGTTCCCCTCTATCCCTATAAATCACGCAAGGGTTACTGAAGGTTTTGGATATTTTCAACATGCGGGATGGTAAAGGCCCCCACTTGAATTCTCCTTGGTGCATCACGCCGGTTTGCGGACCCGCGTGGTACCACGTCCCTTTAAGGAATGTGACAGGAAGTGCATCGCAGAAAGCGATCTGTTCCTCATCCCAAAAAGTACATTTTACTTTAACATCGAAGCCTAATTTTGCACAAGCTTCTTTAAGATTATCTCCAAATTTCTCGTTGAGACCAAATAAAGCTAGCACAAGCTCAATTGCTCTCTTGATGACACTTCCGCACACTAATGAATTACCCACTGTAGTATCTGGTCCACCCGTCAAACGCTTCTCCTCATGTTTTACATAAAAAACCCTTTTAACTGATCTAGGACCCACTTTCCAGACACGTTCATAAAGTGCCCACAAAAGGTCCAAAATCCAAGCTGGTACTCCTAAAGCATTAAGAATAATCATTTCCGCGTGAAGTGCTGGAGCTCTCACACTGTTATCACATTGTGAAAAATCCGCTTCTACCATGCAATAACCCTGTGCTGTACGGAGGATGAACAAAACATCATCACCAGCTATCAAGATTAAACCCTGAACCCCCGAACGACTAAAAAAGTAGGTCATAAGGAACGTCAAATCATCTGCTGAAAAAGAAGAAGCATAGAAGATGGGTATTGAGCATGAAACACTCGCACCGTCAACTGCTATGTAACACAACGTTGCCCTCCACAAACCTTCACGAGTAAATTCTGCAAAAACTTTGCTCGCTTGGTATATGTATGGCCCCAATATGTGAGACATATCTCCTTCAATAGCATGGATTGGACGTGGTTTGCACTTAAAAAGTACCTCATCGCTTTTGACATTCACTCGAGTAGTACCCAGACTAATCTTGTCTATATTACAAGCCTGGTTCTGCATGGAGGGATGGGATAAAGCGTATTGTGTGTGCATAGCAACCTTCTCGCCTTGCTCTCTAATGTGTGCCCACCATTGTTGCTTAGTCTCCTCTGGGGTCAAGTTCATCTTTTGGCTGATCTTGAGGTTGTTCCTTTCTTCATCAATGATGAGAGTACTTAACTTCACAGCTTCATAAACCAGATCTTCTTGTCCCTCTATTGGGGGAGGTTTCTTGCATAACCGTTCTTGGATGAGAAACCAAGCGTTCGCTAAACTATTCGCAAATTGAAACATTGGTTGACAATGTGCCCAGCACAAATAATAACCTGTTGTTTTACTCAACCTACTTTCATTTGAAACAAACGTTGATATTTTCTTGTCCAAATAAGTTACCAAGTTTTGATCAACTATAGTGTCACTTAGAGCAATATTAATAGCGGGAATGAACCACTCTTCACCGATTGCGTCTATGGAAGGAAAACTAGCCATCTCAGTCAAACAATCCAAAATCCACTGAGCCAACACTGTCGTTGCTGTGAAATTTGTATAGTTGCCAAAATTAGCCTCATAACCTGCCACAAGTTCCTCAACCGTGAGAGTCTTAGTCACTAATGATACAGCCAATAGTAAACAAATTATTGTATTCCAGAAACAATGCCAAACGACCCTACTGGTAAAACGGAGACGAAAAGCTATGGCTAGCAAATGTACGGTGAACACGGGTAATATACCCCCTGGTCCTTTGGTCATCTCAAGCACACAGAATAAAACTGTGATCACTGGAACCCCCCATACACTGTCTAAGCATCGCAACATTTCCTCAATTACAGCAGCTAACATCGAACCGATCCAAAACGCTATCAGAATTGACCAAGTCTTGATCACTGGTGGCGGAGTAAACACACGCAACCCTTTAGCAAAATTTATTGGTGACTTCATTAATAGTTCAATCCCCTTCCAAAAATACGACTGATCCACCCGTTGATAAACAACTAGTGGTGTATTAATATGGGGTCCCTTACCATAAATTAAGTAATTCAAACCTCGCCAAAAAGCCCCTGGACCTCTCGTGCTGTTGAACAGGACCAGTGTATTGCCCGTGAGCTCTTCTGGGGCCCAAGCCCCATAAGCACAGATCTGCAAATACACTATAGTCACTCCCAACACACACAAAAATGCCAGCACAAATTGTGTTATACTCCATTCCTTTACCAAATCCCGCAAATGCATCGCTTGCTGTTTCACATCCCACACATTACGCGCAACTGTACCCATTGGACCTGTCGGTAAGACACCATGTTGCTTAGCTAACTCTCGCATTTGCCATGCCTGTGTCCTAGTATTTTCCAACCTGTCCTTAATAATGGTACCAGTATGTTGCTTATAGTGTTGAACAGAAACTGAGATGCAATCCTCGGCGTATTCCAAAAACGCTTGTGAAGAAATTTGTTCCAATTTCTTCATGTCCGGATCAACTGCCAAACCTCTCTTAACAGTAATTTCTATGTGACTTAAAGTCGCGGAGTTAAAATCCCTGGATGTATCCAAACTGAGATGTTTCCCCATGACCAACTTCTTGTCTCCTTCTGAAGTTTCTCTAAGTAGAAAAGGGCCTAAACCGACATCCATGACTTTCCTCGGGTCATATGAAGGTGCGCACATATGGTTCATCTGCACCATACTTACTGCCACCCCAACTCTGTCCTTCCATGGCCAAGAGTTGTGCCTAGTCCAAACCACATTTTCATGCACCCCATCCACAAGGAGCCAATCATTTGACGGATGCCGATAAGGAGCATTAATAGTATCTGGATGGAATATAATATTATTCTCATTATCCTTATACCACACTGCCTTATCAAGTATTCCATACCTTCCGGGAAATACATGATGCACCATCATGATTGGCCCCATTGAGACAAGTGGCACCAAAGAAGCAGGGACGACCGGCCCATCTGGGAAAAGATAGACGTTAACCATCAGAAACCCATCGGCTTCTGGCGGAACTAAATCTGTGCTGAAAATACTCCTGCGAGTTATATCGCTAGGTTCCACACAGCGTCCAGTCAATGTAAACTGAACAATAGTTCCCGCCTGAATGAATTTCAACAGACGATTAACTGTCCTCTCTTCCCTTTCTGAACCATACATCCCCACAATTCTAGTGCAACCGAGGGCAATCAATTCTACTACCGCATATATAGTTGCATACTCCCTTGCAACTGCGCTACATGCATGCGGATTTATACCAAAGTTAGGATGGACATCTGCGTATGGAGTTGCCTCCAATCGCCAATCCACCAACCCTTTCCATACTTCATCATTGTCGGGGACACTCGCTTTATACCACTTTGCGAACTGCTTACTCGCACGAACACGCTGTGTCAAGATCGAGGGATCATAATTTTCTGGTAGAGTTGGTCTGGGTGTCTTCTCAACCCGATGATCCAACCATGGTTTCTTATTCACTGAAGGTTTAATATCTTCAATTTTCGCATCAACTCGTCCAAGGCCTGGTTCTTGCTTATCGAAACCAAACGTCTTTCCCTTACTCGTCTTTCCCGAAGGATCTGACTTGAAGGTAGAAGTTTTATTTGCACCTTTCCGATTGTTAAATGCTGGAGCATTATTACCACCCCCCGACCCCGATGACGTAGAGAAACCTCGAGAGGTATTCCCGTTACCAAGGCCCGTAAAAGAAGGCGGCGTGAACTCGCTCGACCCCCCCTCTTTCGAAAATGAGAAGACCGCCGGCGGTATAATGGCATTAGTTGCCATTGGTACGTTGTCCACCTCTGATTTACCATTAGAAGGAGTGCCATCCATGATAAAACTGTAGCTAACGCACGTAAATGCTAATTTATACTGTTTTGCTTCAG